AATTGACATACGAGTCGGACAGGAGGCCAAGAACATCGTCCGCCTCCAGATTGTCCCAGCAAACACAGTCGTAGACATCTTCACAGAACTCGCGTAGTTCGTAGTAAATGACAGGCTTCCGCTTTTTCTTGCGGTGCTTTTTGTACTCAGGTGATAGATGTTTGCGAAAGTTGTTACCGACATCACTGAGTGCAATGATTAGGTGGTCGGCCTTGAGAGTTTCTTTGAGTGCTGCAAGGTTGGCGTTGAGTTTGCCCCGTGCCACCTTCATGTCGGCATGGAGAGTCCAGAAGTCATCGCCCCAGCAGATAGCCTCTTCCACTGCGGTGGTGACTTCGTACAGGACTACATCTCCATCAACCAACAGGGTCTTCATCTTCAGACAACGCTCCTCCGGCTTTGGATGCCATCTTGCCAATCTCCAGAAGACCGATGACGGCGTGGTATGAACCACTGAACGCAACCGTGATGTCCTCTGTTTTCTTGGTCAGGTTCATGGCCCCAAGGAACACCATCTCATCGAACCGACTTTGCAGTTCCTTGATCATGGCTTCTGCGGGGACATCAAACAGTTCATTGTCTTCGGGTAGTTCCATCAGTGTGTCTCAGCCCAATTGTAACCGATCTTGTACTCACCTGTCAGAGGGCACTTGACACCAAGGTCATCTCCAGCATCTCGCATTGCATCCACCGCCAAAGTACCAACCTCGTGGCCTTGACTTTCTCGGCACTCGATCTGCAACTCATCGTGGACATGAGCCACCTGTTTTGCTTTGATGCTTGGTATCCGATTGAGGTAGAACCACAGATTAACTGTTGCTTTTTTCATGGCGATTGACCCAGCCGACTGGAGAAGGAGGTTCAAGGCAGAATGCTCTGACCTGATCTTCAGTTTCCGTCCATCAAGGGCCACCAAATGCGGGCGTTGCCGAATCGCAGTCTTGATGGCTTGCTGTAGTTTTTGAATGCCGGGCATTCTCTGAAGAAACTGTTTTTTGATGCGGCGACCAGCAGTACGACCACCGCCAACGATGGAGCCAATCTTTTCATCACCCGCTCCATACAAAAAGGCATAGATAAAGGTCTTGGCTTGGTTGCGAGTCTCAAGTCCCGCCGCCTCTTGGTTTGCTGTATGGATATCGCCATCAAGTATTTCGGCAGTGTATCGACCTTGGTCATACGGGTGAACATAGTGGGCCAACATACGCAACTCTAACCCACTCATATCTGCACCAACCAACACGTTTCCCGGCTCCACCGTGAAGAGTTCACGACACTCCTTACCCCACGGGGAGCCTACGCTGGGGACTTGAGACATGTTGGGTTTGCTGTGTGTGCATCGCGTAGATACGCAACCACATGGATTCACAGAGCCGTGGATCTTCCCCCCTTTCTCCAACTTAAGCCATGCGTTTTCCCCCTCGGCCAGTTGGCCCAGACGCTTGTTGACAAGCAAGTATCTGGCAACCAACTTGGCCTCGGGGTAAGGGAGGGACGCTAGTACTGTTTCATCTACTTTGGGTTGTCCAGATTCGGTGTAGTCAGCAGGTTCCCACTCATACTTCTCAATCAGTCTCTCCGCGATTTGCTTTCTACTACCGGGATTGAACGGTACTTCTTTTGTCTTTGTCTTCAACTGGATGATGGCTGGGGGGAAGACTTCTTGAAGTTGCTCTTTGATGCGGCACTTCTCATCGAGCAGCGTGGAGTGTAAGGCTCTAGCCCTTTCTCCGTCGAACACGAATCCGTTGATCTCTTGTGCGTGAATGATTGCCGCGAAGTCGTGTTCCAGTTGGGTGGGGCGGAAGTCAGGATCCTCCTCTTGAATCCGCTTCCAGAGAGCAGCGGTTACCGCTACGTCCTGTTTGCAGTACTCAGCCATCTCCGGCGTGAAGCATGACCAATCAGTGTCTTCACCAAAGTCGCCTTTGTGGATGCCCAGCCTGACACCCCACGCTTTGAGTGAGTGACTACCCATTAGTTTCTTTGGGAACTCAATGGACTGATGATCAGTTGACATCAAATCCCCGAACAACAGTCGGCTCATCACCAGAGTGTCTCGCACTTCGCCTTGGTAGTTGAAGTCGGGGTACAAGCGTTTGAGGGCACGAAGATCAAACTTCATAATGTTGTGCCCGATCAGCATCTCTGCTTCCTGCATCAGTTGCAGTGCATCACCGTTGTCCATGATCACGGGGTCTTCACCGTCGATGCTCATGGCAATGCAATGACAAGTCTTCAGGCCACACAGTGTGTTGAAGTCCTTGATTGCATTCGTCTCTATGTCAAAGATTATTTTCTTCGGCATACTTCAGAATCTCCTTTACTTGCTGCTTGTATCCCATCTCGATAAGTAGATCACGAATCTCTGGTATTTGTACCAGACCCAACTTGAGTCGTGGGATCAGGCTGTACTTTTCAATCTGCTCCACACGCTGTCTCGTAATTGGTCGCCCTTCTTGTTCGCTGATGTGCTTGGCGATCTTGGTGTATGGATACGGCTCGCCCTTCCAAGGCATGTCGCAGTACTCCGCACCTTTCGCTCCTTCTACATCTTGAACTGTTTTCATGTCAACAGGAGGATGGAACTCCAGCCCTTTTCGGCAGCGGCTGAAGCCCATATTCCTGATGCGTTCGTAACGCTTACTCGCCATTCGGAACCTCAACGATATCGGGTGGAACCCACTCAAGAAGTCGCCCGTTCTCACGACCGTACTCCAGAGTGCAGGCTTCGCCCGTGTCGCCAGCATAACGGTTCTTCAGAACACGCAAGGTCAAGTGATTGGCGTTCGTATCGTCCTGCTGGTTCCGCTCGCAGCCAATCACTGCGTCAGAGAGTTGTGCGATGGCGTGAGAGCCACGGAGTTGGGCAAGAGAAGTAGAACCACCCTCTTCGTGTGACCGACCCTCTGGACGGCGGAGGTGTGAGATCAGGCACAGGTGGACACCAGTCTCTTCAATCAGGCTCCGCAACTTGGTCATGGTGTTGTCAATCATCCGACGCTCGTCGCCTTCGCTCAGAGCAGACACCACGATGGAAAGGTGATCAATAAAGATGAAGTTGCAGTCCATCGCACGAGCCATGTACCGCACTTGATTGAGGAGGTTACTCGGATCAATAGATCCCCAGTGGTCGTACATCACACACTTGCCCGAGCCAACGGTGTTCTCAAAAGCCTCACGCTTCATCTCCAACGTAATGCTCTCGTCCCACAGGTGTGGGGGCTTTGCCATGTGGATGCCCATCAGACATTCGGATGTCTTACGGATGGATTCTTCAAGGGCGATGTAGCCCACCTTCTCACCCACGCCCATCAGGTGGTACGCAAGTTCACGGGCAACCGATGACTTACCAACACCCGTGCCTGCGGTCAGGGTCACCAACTCGCCGCCACGCATGCCGAACAACTTCTCGTTGAGTCCAGCCCACGGGTAGGACACAGACTTGATGTTGCGTTCTTCGGTGATCAGATCCCAGCAGTCAGCACCATCCACCACACCGTCAGGTCGATAGGTCTTGGCTCCGTAGATTCCGTCAACGATTGCCTTGGAGTTGCCATTCATCAACGCTTCGTTTGCGTCTTTGAATCCGAGTGATGTAACGATCTTGACCTTGCCGGGGCTTAGGACTTCTGCTGCTTCCTTTGCAGCCGCACGGCCTTGCTCATCTTGGTCAAAGCACAGCACAACAGTTTCAAAAGTTTCGAGCCAGTCGATGTTCTTGGCGATGAGCCGCTTGGCGGACTTGCATCCATTAGGAATCGAGACACAGGGGTACTTAAGTCCAAAGGCTTGGTTGACGGACAGTGCATCAAGTTCCCCTTCGGTGACCACGACCATCTTCCCCTCATTGCGCCATAGGTGCGAACCATAGAGTCCAACTTTCGTCGTTTCTCCCAGCCATACAAAAGACTTGTCACGGAACCGAAGTTTTTGAGCAACAACATTGCCTTCACTGTCGCGGTAATTGGCAACGTGACAAGCCTGCCCGTTGAACTTACCCACTCCGTAATCCCACTTCTTACATGTGTCTTCATCTATTTTTCTCTGCTTGAGATGCTTGATCTCATAGTTAATTAAGTTTGCCACTTTAGGTTTCTCCACTGGTTGTCGTTCCTGCCCGTCTGCATGTTCGTAGTACTCGCAGCCAAAGCAGTAAGCGTGCCCATCACTGTAACGGGCAAGGTTGTCCTTACTCCCACACTTGGGGCAAGGCTCGTGTCTGAGGAATTCGCTCAACTTCTTTCACTCCAATCAGGATGCCGGGGGTGTCCCCGTATTGCTTCGTGGTGGTTGAACAAATGATTTGATCATCGTCGTACCACAAGAACCGATTGAACGAGTCGAGGGTTTTGAAGAAGTTGTCAACGTCACCACGGGGGGCCAATCTATTTGTCTTCTTGGGAGAAGGCAAGTAAAAACTGGCGAACATGGTCATCCACCCACTGAGGGGGAACATGTCTGGCAGTGTCGATGCATCCTTCAAAGTCTCCACTTGTTTTCGGAATGCTGTGTATCTCTTTCCGTAGTAGACCCTGCCCTGCCTCGTAACACGGGGTCTTGAGGCAGGGACAGGTTCCACTGGTATCCAGACTAGGTGTGAGCCGTCTGGACGGAGGAGAAAGGATACTTGATCAGAAGGGGATGTCTTCGTCGGTAGCATGGGAGGTCTGAGTCTCCACGCTACTTGAATCGAAACCTTCTTCTTCTGAGAAGCCGTGAGCCGAAGCATCACCAGTCTTGCCGGTGAACTCCACGAGATCGATTACTTGCACAGCCTTGAGTCGGAGTGAGACACCGAGGCCAGCCAATGCAGTGTGGTAGGGGACGATCTCGCAGGACACTTTGATCTTGCTTCCGCCCCCGATGTTCTCGCTGCCGGTAAAGGGCTTTGCCTTGGCATCGAAGATGGCTGGCTTTTGGTCCCAAGTCTCGGAACCTTTGCCACCCTTGGCTTTGAGTTTGAACTTGACGATTCGCTTGGTTGCATCTTCGTCGTGTTCGGTGATTGGACTTGCACCATCTTTGAATTTGGTGTTGGGCTTTTGAGATCGGATCTCGTCAGCCAACTCGTTCTTGGCGTTTTCAATCATGCCTTCCAACTCTTCAACATCATCAACATCGAGAATCAGTTGGGTGGTGTAAACGCCGTCTTCGTCGAACTTGGTGTCCGGTTCAGACAGGTGCGGGTAACGGGCAATGCCCACGCTGGTTGTGTACTTGGTAAGAGTACGTCGCATAGGGAATCCTTTCAATTCCAGTAGTAAGGTGACTCTAACACCTTGGTGATATCCAAATCCCCACGTTGGGGAGCGGGAGGTAAGTGTACTCCAGATGGCAACAGGGTCAAGAACATTTCTTCGATTTTTCCCAACCAGTCTTCACTGAAGATTTCAACGGTGGCTTCACGCACTGCTTTGTTGAACAGGTCACAGTCGGTCGCCAACACAGAAGCAGCATCATGCACACCAAAGACATTGTTTACTCCTTTGTCCAAACACTTCAACAGAGTCAGTCCAAAGATGCCACCAATGCCATCAAAAGAGTGAACAAGGTTTGCACAGATGCCGTTCACTGTCTTGCGTTTACTTGTCGTTCCGTTCTCGACGTTGATGCGATGTCTTCGCACGTTGCCTGCCACGATTGTCTTGACAGTTTGTGAGTCGTAGTTTTCGTAACGCATCTTGACTGGAAAGCCATTCGGTGTCATCCACCGTGGTGTGACATCGTGTTCGAGCATGACTTTGGCACAGTCTCTCAGCCACTCCATGCAAGTGTGTGCTGCTCCTACTACTTCGTTGATTGCTTCCCAAATCAGACCAGCAAGGAAGTTACACGGTGCGTAGGTTTCATCGACAAACGGGTTTTCTTTTCCTCCTTGCAACTCCTTGTAGAACCACTCTGCGGTGTATGACTGACAGGAGTAGAAGGTAGAGCCGTAACACAGAGTCATCGTCTGCCGCTTTGTACATGAACGGGTGATGCCAAACTCAAGCCACTTCTTTGCGTATGAGTCAGAACTCTCTTGGAGTTTCTGAATAACGCGATCAGCCACCAACTGATAAGTATCAGATGGCTCGTGGTGCGGCAGCACGTTTGTAGACAAGGCGGACACTGGATCCCGAAGCAGCATGGAGTAAATCTGCAAGCCCTGCGTTGTTGCGTCAAGAGAGATCGGGAGCGTAGTGCGGAACGAGGAGCCTTGCAAGTGCAGTTCTGAAATTTCGTGACAAGCCGCAACAAAGCCGAATGGATCGTCCGCTTTTGTCCAGTCCATATTTGACGTTGGTTCCTTACCAATCGCCTTGATCATCTCGATATTGTCATCGGTCCACTTGTGACGAGCATTAAAGGATTCTTTATCCATGCCCCACTTGTTGGCCGCATTGACCCAGAGCCATCTAGCACCCGAATCCGTGATCTTGGCCCCGCTGTCGAACCTCAGAGTCGCCTTCGTCCACGATGGGCCTTGTGGTTGCCAATAGTGAGGTATGTAGTACCACCTCCCCCTGAAGTCCAGATTGCCGGGGAAGTACACCCTGTTGTCTTTGAAGCGATTCATGACCTGCATGGTCTTCATCACTTGCAGACGCTTGGACTTTTGCCGCTCGTTTTCAAAATGAACCCGTGCAGCATCTTTACGCCACCGCTTTCGAGCCTCACTGTTTGTATCAATATCAAGAGGCTTGTTGGGTATCTCGTGATCTTCCATCGAGGGCAGACCGCCGATAGGCAACGCTTTGTCCCAAGCCCACTGGACCGCCGCAGCGACCGTGCCGTGATAGCGAACTGGCACTCTCTGGAGTGTATTCACCGCCTTGTACACATCGTCCATAGGCGTGACACCCAACTCATCGAGGTAGGCCGCGTCCTGCGTCTTGACCAGCGGGCGATGCCTGATGTTGATGGCTGCGTACCCACCGATGAAAGGGTTGGCCCAGTCCACAGGGCGATCCACGGATGGCAACCATACCGGGAACAACACCTCAGCCTCCTCATGTCCTTTCCTCATCCACTCCATTATACCATCGGTCGCACGAAGGTAAGTGTATGACTTGCCCCTGTTGTCCTTACGAGTATTGATTTCAATGATGCCTGTATACATCTGCATCAACTCGATGAGCGTCAGGCCGACAGCGACTGCATCTTTCTTGTCCCAGCGACTGATGCCCATCTCGTGGTACTTCAATGTCTGGTTGATGAACTTGCTCTTGGTCTTTTGTGATTTGTGTCGATCAATGACGCGGTGCATCTGCTTCCAGAGAGCAGGCTCCTGTTCAGCGACAGCACGAAAGATCAACTCGTCTTCCAGCAGCCGAGCGATGGCAGCAGCCGTGGGTGTGATCTTTTTCTCCATGCTGATTGAATCCAACAGCGACCGACATGTGATAGCACTGACAACTCCTGCTGGCAGCATCTCGATGTAGGGGGCAGCACGATGTCTACGTCCGGGCTTACGACGATTCGCAGCCAGCCATGTCTCGATGCCCTGCTCCAAGTTCTCCACAGCACCACGCAGCAGGTTGCGACCCACTGGCGTAGTTGTCTCCATCTTGGTTTCTTTGGCCCGCTTCACCTTGTGGCGGTAGCGTTCCTTGCCCAGATCAATCATCTCGGCTTCAAGTTCTTGCTGCGTCTTACCCATGCACACCTCTTGTCATGACAAGACCAGCATACCAAAAAAAAGCCCCCTGTACAACCGAAGTCATACAGGGGGACACAAGTGAAGCACTCTTGTCATGACAAGAGCAAGGAGGTAGTTGATCTTACTCTGGAGTAAGGCTGAGTGTTACGGCTGATGTGGTTTCGAGCCAAACTTTTGCACCACAATTGAGTGGCTTGTCGGGACGATACCTGACCGAACTAACACCGTGAATGTCAACCGACCAGCCTTTGTGATTCGCATCAGAAGTCTTGATGGTGATCGGGGGCTTACGCTCCCATGTCTTACCGTCTTGATTCTCACGGTCGCCCCGCTTTGAGTTGGCACGGATGACATGCTGGTTGATGTGGATGCGTTTCAGTTTGCCCTCCGGCAAATATGTTTCCGCACCCTCACTCGTAATCACAGTGTGATCAACCTTCATTATCTCAACGCCGGGGCCACGTAACGGACTGTCCATCGGAAAGTCATTTGCCTCTTCCCTGACCACTTCACACTCTTTGTTGTATGGGGGTTCATAGTCACTCATCGTCAGGATCCCCTCTGCCTGTCTCGGCATCGTGACGCATGTTCTCCGTATGCTCCTCCTCCAAATCCTCGTGGTACGCCATCGTACTCTCCACGCGGCTTTTGAGTTGGGGCAGTTGATACGCGGTGAACAGAATGAACTCCTGCTCGCCCAGCATGCGTCGTGCTTGTGAACGTGCAATTTCAAGCGTGCATTGACCAACGCGAGTGAACCCGCTGTTTGTACACGCATACCAATCATTTCTCGGTAGTCTCATTTTTACTCCTTGACCACCCTCACCCCCCGCAACGTGCGGTCTTATGGGGGTGAGGGATGGTCTTGTCATGACAAGGGTTAGAACTCAGACGCTGACAACTCTTGATCGAGTGCCGGTGCATTGAAGCGGTCGTTGAGAATCTTGTCGAGCCGCCCGAAGCGGGACGCTTGCGTGATCACATTGCGACCACGGTCATTGGAGGTGAAGGCGTTGTAGAGCGAGTCCACATTGCGTTCCTTGAACTCAGGATGCTCTGGCTCCTCCCAGTGTCCGAGGACACGCATCGTCGCCGCAGCACCGATGACACCCTCACGAGCCGCCTCCATGATGCAGTGCTTGGCATCGTCATCGCCGCACTCCACATTCTTCATCCATTCCACCCGCCGCACACGATCCTGAGCCACTGACGGAATGCCGCTGATGCACGCATCGAGCATGTTGTACAGAGACTCGAAGCCGTCATCCTCGGAGCCGAGGCCACGCATGTGCTTCTTGGACACCTTGCCTGCGACCTTGCCCAGAGTCATGCCATTGGAGCAGACTTGGACACGCTCGCCCAACGCACCGCCAGCCCGTGTGGACATGTCGTATGAGTTGGTCAAGGCAAACTCCCACCAACGGTCGCCCGTGTCGGGGAGGTCAGGCCGAGAGATCCCGTACAGAGACAGGAACCTCCCGTACTTCTTGT